ACTACGAAATAAAATGCAGATTATTTATTATTTCCAATTATCTAAAAATGTATCCAAATCATCATCCTCACCTAAATTTTCAACTAAATAATTTGGATCATATAGTTTCTTTGCAATCGGCTCTCTTACTTTTTCCCATAACCATTTTCTGAATTGTTTTTTGAATTTTAAACAATAATACAAATGACGAAAATTATTTAATATTTGTATGTTTTGTTTTATTTTAATTAAATTCCCGTAATTTATTGTTTTGTAAATAGGATTATTATAAAAATATAATATTTCTAGATTTTGCGGTAAAGTCGGAAGAGACATTAATTGATTATTAAAACAATCTAATTGTTTTAGATTTCGTGGTAAAGTCGGAAGAGACATTAATTGATTATTAAAACAATATAATATTTTTAGATTTCGCGGTAAAGTCGGCAACAAAGTTAATTGATTATTAGAACAATCTAATACTTTTAGATTTTTGAATCTAGTTAAATTCGGTAAAGATGTAATACTCCTACCACTAACATCAATGATTAATATGTCTTCGGATAAAGAATTTAAATATGTTTCAATCTCGGTTGTCATTTTGGTATAAATTATAGTAGTTTAATTTTATATACTTTAAAATAAAATTTTTTTTCAATTTTTTATTATAAATGATATGTAGTTAATGTTATAACTTGTGTTAACAGGTGTAAAATGCGCGTTTTAAATGAAAAAAGTTTTAAATATAAATTTATTTAACTGGAAATAGTTGTTAAATAATTAATGAAAACACTAATTATTTAAAGAAATAATATTAAATAACTTAATGGGAAATTCACAAACAATACAAAAAATAAATTTTGAAGATGTTCAATATGTTTTAAAAAATAATGATATTTATGTATTAATTAATACATTAAATGAATCTGACCAATCATGCTTAATACAGCATACACTTTCTTTTAAAAAAGAAGAAGAATTTATAAATAAGTTTTTAAAAATAGGAAATAAAAATATAAAATTTATTATTTATGGAAAAAATTGTAATGATGACACTGTATATAAAAAATATAATCAATTATATTCACTTGGATTTTATAATACTTATGTGTATGCAGGAGGGTTGTTTGAATGGTTATTATTACAAGATATTTATGGAGAGCAAGAATTTCCAACTACATCAAAAGAATTAGATATATTAAAATATAAACCTCATAAAATATTAAACATTAAATTCATTGAGTACTAAAATATTTAGCGAATATTAAATATTTATTGAATTTAAATATTTATCGAATATTAAATATTTATTGAATTTAAATATTTAACGAATATTAAATATTTATTGAATTTAAATATTTGTCGATTATTAAATATTTATATAATATATAATATGACAATTATAAACTCATGTACAAAATGTTGTAATAATAATTGTTGTAGTAAATGTATTAAATCAAAGTATACAAATAGATTATGTAAAAAATATATTTCATGTATACAAAATTATAAAATATTATCTATTACAAGACATGGGGTTCGTGGTGTAAACTTTTTAAATTCACAATCCATAAAACTGTCAGAAAATATTATATTACCTAATCCATTTATTTCATATAATTTAGGACTGATAACTAATGACACTAATTTAATAAACATAAAACCTATAAATAATTGTGTTCAAAAAGGATTAATAAATTTAAATTTAGGTAAATGGAACTCATTATGGAATGAAATACGATGTGATTTTTTGTTTTCAAGATGTTTTGATACTGCAAAATATTTATATAAACAAATAAAAAGTGAAAATAAAAATAGCAATGTTAAACTAACGGCTTATATTGATAAATCACGGCCAAATATTGATTATACATATGATACTACTAATTATGATCCTGTTGTATACAGTATGCCAGATAATAATACATCTAATGGAATTAATATTTACCCAAGTTCAATAAATGAAAAAGTACTTAAACAAAAAACACACAAATTTTTGAATTATTTAAGCATTTCGCTAAATAATACAAAATATACAGACACGTTGCCTGCAGTTTTTACTAATGATAATGGAATACAACAAATAAATACTTATTATAGTTTATTTGTTTATAACGCAGTAAATGTAATAATTGCTTTATCCTATAAATATCCAGCATTAAATATATTATTTAAAAATACCAAAAAATATCCGTATCAAAAACAATTATTAATTTCAGCATTAAATTGGCATAAATATTATTTAGAAAATTATTATTCTAATATTTTTATGGCATATTCTGGATACACAATTATTGACTATTTAAATAATCATTTAAATTATGATAATACTGGTAATATTATTTTGTCACATGATAAAAGACAATATTATTTATTTAAAGCATTAGAAATAGAAACACCTCCTTTAAATTTTCCATTTCAATCATTTATTATAGTTAAAAGCAAAGAATATATATCAATCACATATTGTTGCCCTACTTTATATGATAATGGAAGTTATTATAAACCAATGCAACAAAAAACAATTTGGAAAGGTACAATACATGAATGGAACCATAAAATACAAAAAATTTTATTACAAATAAAACAAAATGGAATACAACCATATAAAATAAATAAATCCAGTGAGTTATTGCAATATTAAATTATTATATATAATTATATAATTGTTTGTATATTTTTCATATCTTTAATTGCTTTTGTATGTAATAATAAAGATAAATTTTTAGAATAATTTGTTACAAATAATTTATCATCTCTATATTTTAATATTCTATTTTCAAACAAATTAAGTGATCTTTTAGTTGAATCAATATAATTTAATTTTTCTACCATAAATGAATATATAATAGTTCTATCTATGTCATATGCAGATAATAAATCAGCTTCTCTAACAATATGATATGCCATTTGATAATTCCCTAATTCAGGATATCCATTTTGTTTAACTTTTGAATAAGACATAGATAATACAATTTTATTCATAATATCTAAACTATGACTAGACATATAATCACACATAAAGTTATTAATTGATTTAATACCTTCATTTTCATTAATATATTTTTTATCACACATATCATGCAATATAGCAGCTGAATATATTATATCTTTTTGTGATTCTAAATATGGATATTTAGTTATTTCAGAATCTATTATTTTATTTGTTAAATGAAATACTTCCATACTATGTTTTAATGAATGTGACTCATCAATATTATACATTTGACTTGTTTTTATAACATAATTAAATGCTGAATTAACTAACACTCCAAATTGTCTAATTTTCATCTTATGTATAAATATAAAAAAATATATTTAATTTCTTTTATTATATATATTCACATTTTTCAGCATAATACATATTATTTTTTAACACCAATTGAAATGGGTTACCACATCCATAAATTAAATTATTTTTAATAAAATAATCACATTCTTCTTTTGTACTATGTGGATTTATTTGTATTCCTGTTTCTTTTAGTACACCATGTCTAAATATCTTACAATTTATTTCTTCAATCAATACATATTTTTTACAAGTAGGACAATTTACAACAAAAAAAATATTTTTTTTCATATTAATTTATCAATATTTATTAATTTATTCATATTTATTAATTTATTCATATTTATTATTTTATAAACTCTTTGATTTGTGTAATCCATGAATGCAAATATTCATCATTTTTATAAATATTAACATTTCCATCTAATACTAATTGTTTATTGCATATATTTGTATCAATCATTGTTTTTATCATATTTTCATGATATTCGTGACAATTTGTTAAATATTCTATTGGAATATTATCTTCACCTGCTCTTGATCGTATATTAATTCTATTAAAACATATTTCAGGTAATACTTTTACATAAATAATTTTATTTATTATAAAATCGTCTGCAAATGTGTTAAACCAATTAAGATAAATCTGATAATTAATATATTCAATTTTTCCCGAATCATACAACATTTTTGCAAAAACCATTTTATCTGTATATAAACTTCTCTCTGTAATAATAATTGCATTAGGGTTTGCAATAATTGTATTTTTTAATAAAGATAATCTAGAGATAAAAGCTAACATTTGAAATGGAAATGAATATTTTTCTTGATTTTCGTAAAATTTTTGTAACATAGTAGTCCCATGTTCATCTACTATTTTATTCCATTCATCCACTGGTTCTGTCAAAAATATAATATTTTTATCGTCCTTAAATTCTTTTTGTAAATAAGATAATAATGTGGATTTACCAGAACCAATATTTCCTTCAATAGAGATAATTTGAGTCATTTTATTTGTATATTTACTTTATTGTATATTATATTTGTTATTTATATATTTAACAATTTTGTTTCATTTTTTTTATATAAAAAAATTGATTAAAAAATATGAATTAAAGATTAAATTATATAATTGATATTACATGGATTTAACTCAAAGAAAACTTAACAAATCTGAATGGACTTCTATTGAAGTACCATGTTCACAAAATGAAATCGAGGTTTTGAATTTAATTATAAAAGGATATTCTGATGTTAATATTAGAATAAATAATAATAATTCTATTTTTACTCATTTAAAAATAGAATATAATGAAAATATGGAAGATTATCTGTATAATAAGTATCTTCGTAATCGTGCAGATATTATTCAATCACAAATACGAATATATGATGCAAAATTTAAAGATATGAAAATAGCCAGTAATGCCAAAATTAATTCTGCAGATAAAATACGAATTGAAAGAACTAGTGTAGAAATATTGCAAAATGTTAATGCATATGAATATATTTTATTAGATAATATAGAAAAAATTTTAAATTATAAAAAACAGGAAAATACTAAATTATTTACCCATTACTATTATACTTTATTTAAATTAATTAAAAATAATGTATCTAGAATAAATATTCATATTGTTTACCTTTGTAATATTGTATTATCCACATTTAAAGATATTATTGATATGTCAATAATTATTGAAAATGCTGTTGAAATTATCGAAAAAAATGAAAAATTGCTTAAGTATGCAGATATGATATTATATGAACATCAAAAAGAAATATTTACTGTTTGTAAAAATAAAAAATCAAAATTAATTTTGTATATGGCACCAACAGGTACAGGTAAAACTCTTACACCAATTGCATTATCTCAACAATATAAAATAATATTTGTATGTGCTGCGAGACATGTAGGATTAGCTTTAGCAAAAGCATCAATATCTGTAAATAAAAAAATTGCATTTGCATTTGGCTGTGAAAGTGCTAGTGATATTCGTTTACACTATTTTTCAGCAAAAGAATTTACTAAAAATAAACGAAGTGGTGGTATAGGTAAAGTAGATAATAGTGTAGGAGATGAAGTTGAAATTATGATATGTGACATTAAATCATATTTACCTGCTATGTATTATATGTTAGCATTTAACATAAGAGAAAATATAATTACATATTGGGATGAACCAACAATTACATTAGATTATGAAACTCATCCATTTCATAGCATAATTAATAATAATTGGAAAGAAAATCTTATACCAAATATGGTGTTATCATCCGCGACACTACCTAAGTTTCATGAGTTAACGGATACAATTTCAGATTTTAAAAATAAATTTCCTGAAAGTGAAACATATAATATTATTAGTCATGATTGTAAAAAATCAATACCAATTATAAATAAAGATGGATATGTAGTATTGCCACATTATTTAAATGGAGATTATGATGAAATGCTAAAAATAGCCAAACATTGTGAAAATTATTTAACTTTATTACGATATTTTGACTTAGGAGAAGTTGTTGCATTTATTTCATATATTAATAAAAATCATTATTCAAACCATAAAATGCAAGTTAAAA